CTACGGCCAGCCCGTGCCCGGCGGATTTGCCGATGTGGCAACGGTGTTCGCCGCCATCCGCCCCACGGGCAGCAATGAGCGCGTTGCCGCTGCGCAAATGGAAAGCGGCCAGACTCACGTCATCACCGTGCGCTGGTCTGCGCCATTGGCCGCCGCGCAGGGTTCGTGGCGCATCGTGTTCGGCGCGCGCGCCTTCGGCATCGTCGGCTTGCCGCGCTGCCCGGACGAGCGGCGAGAGTGGCTGATCTTTGACTGCACGGAGCGTGTGAATGGCTGAAATCCGCATCCAGGGGCTGGCCGACCTCAAGCGCGCCCTGAACGAGCTGCCCGCCAAGATCGAAAAGAACATCATGCGCGGCGCACTGCGCGCGGGCGCGAACGAAATCAAGAAGGCCGCGCAGGCCAACGTGCCCGTCAAGTCCGGCGCGCTCAAGAACAGCATCAAGGTCAGCACGCGCGCGCGCAAAGACCGCTACATGCGCGCCCGCGTCACGGCGGGCGACAAGACCGCGTTTTACGCCCACATGGTCGAGTTCGGCACCGCCGCGCACCGCATCCGCCCCAAGGGCAAAAAGAGCCTTTTCTTTGCCGGCATCGCCCGCACCGCCGTGGAACACCCCGGCGCCGAGCAGCGGCCCTTCATGCGCCCCGCGCGCGATTCGGCCAGCCAAGCTGCCGTGCAGGCCACCGCCGACTACATCCGCAACCGGCTGGCCAAGGAGCGCGCCAAGTGAGCCGCGCCCTTGCTGCCGCGCTGCTGAACCAGCCAGCCATCACTGCCATCGTCGGCACGCGCCGCGCGCTGAATGAACTGCCCGCAGGCACCGCGCTGCCCGCGCTGGCCTACACCATCGTTGACATCAACCCCTCCGACTACCTGGGCAGCGCCGACGGCTACGAGGCCATGCGTGTGCAGGTGAACCCACTCGCCACCACCATCGCCCAGGTCGAACAGATGCACGCCGCCATTCACGGCGCGCTGCACGGCATGGCCGGCGTCACCCTGGCCGCAAAGCGCGTGATCCAGGTTCGCCGCGACATCGCCGGGCCAGACGACAAATTCACCGACGACGCAGGCGCAGTCACCTGGACTTCGCCGCGCGACTACATCGTCATCTACGAATAGCGCCCACCAGCGCTTGCCACCGGGGCCGCCTTACCAGCGGCCCTTTTTCATTGCCCGCGCCTGCGGGCTTTTTTAAGAAGGAAAGCCCCCACCATGGCCACCTCGCTCCCCACCTCTAGCGCCGCTGGAACCACCATCAGCATCGTTGCTGGCGACCCCACCACCTACGACGCCGCCGGCTTCGCCGCCCTCGTCTGGGAAAACATCGGCAAGATCAAGAACGCTGGCGAATTCGGCAAGACGTTCGACCTGATCACCAACAGCTACCTGTCGCAGCGCGGCAAGGAAAAGCGCAAGGGCACGTTCGACGCCGGCAAGCTCAACCTCGAAGTGGATGTGATGACCGATGCCGGCCAGACCGCCTGCGAAGCCGCGCTCGACAGCGACCTGGACTACAACTTCAAGATCGCGTTCAAGAACGGCGTCACCTACTACGTGCGCGGCCAAGTCATCAGCTTCACCAAGAAGATCGGCGGCCCCAACGACATGCTGGCGGCCACCATCGGCATTGAGCTGAACCCGTTCTTCAGCGGCGCGACCGAGATTTCCGCCGTCAAGGTCACGCCTCCCTGATCCCCTGGCCTGACCCGGCCACACCACCGAGCACCGACCCGGCCCGCTTCGCACCTTTCGCGGGTGCGGGCGGGCTGGGCACGGGCATTTGCAACCACCCGCGAAAGACCATCACATGAGCAAGACCGAAGCCCCCATCGCCGCCCCCGATTTCAGCGCCTACCTGCTGGCCGAAACCGGCGACGTGAAAATCACCCTGCCCAACGGCGACCCCATGCTGCACGACGGCCAGCGCGTCACCGTGCACGTCTACGGCCCCGCCTCCGCGCAGTACGCGCAGGCCATGGGCGCCATGCAGCGCGCCGCACGCGAGCGCCTGTTCGGCAAAAAGGGCGCACAGCCCGACGACGCCGAAGCAGACGCCGAAGCCAACGCCCGCTTCCTCGAAGCCGTCACCGCCCGCATCGAGCACTTTCCCTACCCCGGCGGCCTGGCCGCCATCTACCGCGAGCGCCGCCTCGGCTACCTGGCCGACCAGGTGCGCGCGCACCTCAACGACCAGGGAAACTTCTTCAAGCCCTCGAAGATGAGCTGATCCTCGCCGCGCGGCAAACAGGCTGGGCCAACTCGCGCCCGCGCGACGAAGACGGCAAAGAGGGCGACAAGACCCAACTGGAAATCGCCAAAGACAACGGCGGCGTCATCCCCATGCCGCCGCTGCACGCGCCGTACCTCTACGACTGGCTGATGACCGCCGGCCCCGTGCAAGCGGGCGGCATGGGGCCATCCAGCCTGAGCGCCACCGAACTCACGGCCTGGGCCGCCGCCAGCGGGCAGCGGCTGCAGCCGTGGGAATTCCGGGCGCTGCAACGCGCCTCCCGCGCGTACTGCAGCGAACTGCTTTCACCCGGCGACTGGCCGCCCTACGGCGACCCGGACGACCTCTACGACGACGACACCGTAGCCGACCGCCTGGCGGCCGGCCTGGACAAACTTTGCTCCTGATTGCATAGCATGAAAATCGGCACGTTGATGATCGACATGGCGGCGGACGTGGCACGGCTGTCTGCCGACATGAACCGCGCCACGGGCATCGTTGACGCCGCGTCGGCCAAGATGAGCGCCGCCGCCAACATGGCCAAGGGCGCACTGGCGGGCATCGCGGCGGGGTTCACCGTCTCCGCCTTCGCGGGCGTCATCAAGGGCGCGATCGACAGCGCCGCCAAGCTGCACGACCTGGCCATCCAGTCCAGCACCACCGTGGAGGCACTGAGCGGCCTGGCCGCCGTGGGCAAGTTCAGCGACCAGACGGCGGATTCCATCGCGGGAGCGATGAACAAGCTCACCCGTAACCTGGCCTCGACCACCGAGGAAAGCCGGGGCGCGGGCCTCGCCATTCAGGCGTTGGGCCTGAGCGTGTCGCAGTTCAAAAACCTGCGGCCCGAGGACCAGATGCTGGCCGTGGCGAAAGCGCTCGACGGCTTTGCCGACAGCGCTGACAAATCGGCCGTCATGATGGCCCTGTACGGCAAGGAGGGCGCAAAGATGCTGCCCTTCATGCAAGACCTGGCCGTTGCGGGCGACCTCGCCGCCAAAGTCACCACAGAGCAGGCCGCCGCAGCCGACAACCTCAGCGACAACTGGCTCAAGCTGCAAACCAGCGGAGACGCGTGGAAGAAAGAGCTGGCGCTGGGGATGATCCCCACGCTCGACCAGGCCGTGCAGGCGCTGCTGGGCGTCACTAACGGTAGCGGCGGGTTGCGCGAAGAAATCAAGCGCCTTGCCGCTGACGGCAGCATCGCCGCGTGGACGCGGCAGGCGATCACCGGCGCGTCCTACGTCATCGACGCCTTCGAGGGCGTCATTCGCGTGGTCAAGAGCGTCGGCCTTGCCATCGGCGGCGCTCTGGCGGTTGGCATCGACGGCGCGCAGTCCATCGCCAATGCCTACAACCGCATCAAGTCTGGCGACCTAGTGGGCGCATGGAACGAGATGACCGGCGCCGCCGCGCGCGCCAAGACGGTTGTCAAAGAGGTGGGCAACGACCTCGACAAGATGTGGACAGCGCCCTCGCGCGGTCAGCAGTTCCGCGCCGAGCTGGACAAGCTCGGCGCGAGCGTGGGCGCCGCCGGGGCCGAGGGCGCGCGCGCCAAGCCCAAGCTCGACTTCCAGAACGTGCTGGCGCAGAACGCCAAGGGCGCGAAAGACAACGACTCCGCATTCAACTCGCTGATCAAGCGCCTGCAGGAACACCTCGACACCAGCAAGCAAGAAATCGCCATGGGCCGCGAGCTGACCGACGTCGAAAAGCTCGAAGTCAAGACCAAGACCGACGTCGCGCTGGCCGGCAACAAGCTCAACGCCGCGCAGCGCGCCGCCATCGCCACCATGCTCGAAGACGTCAAGGCCGCCGCGCTGCAGGTGCAGATTCAGCACTCGCAGATCGCCCAGGCCAAAGAACTGGCCGAAGCGCGCCAGGCCCAGCGCCGCTCCGACGAGCAGGCCATCCGCGCCTTTTTCGAAACGCAGCAAGCCGAACAGGCCGCCGCGCTGCGCAGCACGCGCGAGCGCATCCAGTCCATCGCCGACGAAAACGCCGCCATGGACCTGAGCATCAGCGCCAACATCACCCTGGCCGAGGCCGTTCAGCGCGTCACCATCGCGCGCCTCAAAGAAAAGCAGGCCCGCTTTCACGAAGGCAGCGAAGGCTGGAACGACCTGCAGCAGCAAATCGACCTGGCCAATCAACTGTCCGAGGCAATTTCCGGGGCAGAAACCCGCCGTCGAAACAACGACATGTGGGACGGCTTCATGAACGCCGCCCACGGCGCGTTCATCAACATCGAAAACGGCTTCGAAAGCACCGTCAAGCAGCTGTGGAAATCCATCAAGACCGGTCTGCTCGACTTGATGTGGAACGCCTTCGCCAAGCCCATCATGCTCAACCTGCGCGCCAGCCTGATGGGCATCGGCGGCGGCCTGACGGGCACCGGCGCCATGGCGGGCGGAGCGGGCGGCGGTGGTGGCAGC